GGCGCAAGGCTTGGCGAACGGCGCGCAGGCGTTGCGGTTCTGGGAGTGGGATGAGGGTGTGGTTCATGTTGCTTCCCGCTCTTTCAGGATGAGCACGCTTACGTTGTTTTCCTGTAGCCACGCGGTAATGGCTTTCATCGGCTCTGGTGTGACGGTGAAAAACGTGGGGCCGGTGATCCCGATGATCAAACTGTCTTTGTAAGCGGTGATCACCGTGTCGTAATGCGGGGACAGGGGGCCGGAGGTGTGCACAGCTACATTGCGTTTTTCTGGGTTCGTTATGAGTTGTGCGGTCACCGTCTTACGGTCGCGGCTGATCGCCATAAGCAGGATGTTTTGATCTATCCCTGTGCTGAAATCGCGGATGAGTAGTGGCTTTTGGGGAGAGGTCATGGTGAATTCCTTTTGGTCACTTGGTGATGCCTGACGCAGCGCCTGTGCTGCCAACTCGAAGGCGCTTGTGAGGCGTTGCCGAAATGCCTGGATGTAGCTTGTGTCGATAAAGTGAGTGGATGCGGTCATGACTCACCTGCCTTTGGTGTAGCAATGGCGTCAGTACGCATCTGGCCACGGACAGCGCGGACGGGATACTTATCCGAACGCGATGCTACAAAGCTGTAATGGACACCGAATTTAAAGACCGTTGCTCTTTCTTTCGGTTCTTGTTCGCACGGGGTGCAGGTCCATAACAACAGGCCCGAGTCCCCCCAATACCAATATCCCTCCAGTAGCCCAATAGATTTCAGCTCTTTAAGTTCAGGTACGCGCCAATCGTCATAACCGCCGATCTTTAATTGGCAACATTCCTTTACCGCAACACAATCAGGGCCGTATTCATTCGAGCTTGGGCCGACATACCCGGCCAACCACTCAAGCCCTTTATGCTCATCACGCGTAATGATGTGGTTGCCGTGTTCGTCGTAGATTTTGGTGAACCTAGCGCCCCTTGGGGTGGGGGCGTTTTCGAGGGCCAAGGTGCTCATGCGGCCAACTTTTCGCGCTTTGCTCTTTGTGCTGCGAACAGCTTTTCTTCCTTCACGACGCTGGCTTTAGCAGCAGCCTTTACGTGCGAATACAGCGGATGGAAGGGGTGTACGTGGATGCGATCGCACCTGGAATAGCCTCCCATTAAGTAGCTGGTTTCAATGGCCTTAAAGCAGTTGAGCACCTGCGGGCTGAAACTTGTGCCACCAGTGGCATGAATAAAGATCGCTTTTTCTGAGTCCGTTACTGCCCCTTCTGAGTAATAGGCAGGTTGTAGCTTTTTGCCCGTTGCGTCTTTGATGCCGTTCCAGCAGAACAGCGGCGCTTGTTCGATCACGCGGGCAGCTTCGTTGGCGCTCGACGGTAACGCGTGCAGGTGTCTGGAGTTACGCCGCGAAGTCCGCGCGTGGTGTGAATTTTGTTGAGTACTGCATCTACCAGCACGTGCAGCGCTATTTTCTTGATGGCCAGGATAGGGCGTGATGTTCGGCATGACGGACAGGGTGCACCTGTTATTGGAGGCGCGCATGAAGCGTGAGCCTCGTTTTCTGCCGCCGCTGCAAAGCGTGATCTATGGATATACGCGGCGCATGTTGGACCAAACCGCAATGAATGCGCAGTCGTTTGCGATGGTGTTAGCCGAGACGTATCTCTCACTCACCGCCCCTGACGTGCGCGGCGTTGCGTTGCGTATTGGCGATGATGTTGCCGAAGACATGCGCAATAACGCGCAGGTGCTGCGGCGTTACATGGATGGCACGGTTAAGACACTTCCTGCGGATCTAGTGGATGCCTGGGTGTTGGCGCTGCCTGAGCCGTATCGTGGCGAATGTGAGCGCGATTTGGCGCGGCGTCGTGGGGTGTTGCCGGTGCGTCTGCCCTGTGCTGATTCTGCGGCGCGAGTCGTTGGTGTGGCTGAGCTGGTGAGTGAATTTGCGCAGTTGTTGGAAGTGATTGCACCGGCCTTAGCTGATAGCCGTATTGATAAAAATGACCTGCCGTTTGTGCGGCGCATCCTTGATGAATCCGACGATGTGATCGCGGCGGTGTTGGGGGTTCGCGGCCAAGTACAAGCGATGTTTCAGGAGGAGAACACGGATGCGTAAGGCGTGTTGTGCCGCAGGTCATCACGGTAAGCAACGCACCACCGTTGCTGGTGAGGAGGCCGCATGATGGCCCCTCACCGTTTACCGAGTGGATACCGCCGTCAAGGCAGGGTCACGATGACGCTGCGGCAGTGCGCCGGATTACGAGCGGCACTGGAGGCCTTGTATTCCAGCGAACCGGGGGTGAGCGGTGCGGCGGCATTGGCTGAGCGTGAACGGATGCGGGTAGAAGCCGAAGCATCACGGTGCAGGCAAGGGGTGTTGCTGTTGCGGGGTGGCCCATGAGTGTGTCGCGGTGTTTGGGTCAGGCTGTCGAGGCGCTGCGGGATCAGCCCAGGACGCAATGGAAGGCGTACATCCAAACGCTGCCGCAGGTGTGCCCGTGCACCAGCTGTACGGCCCAGCCAGGATGCAGGGAATACGTCGCTGCGTACTTTCGGGTGCAATGGGGGATACAGGTCAACCGTGAGAAGGCGCAGCGGCGTCAGGCGGGGCGGCAGCATGACTAGGGTAGATACGCAGGCATTACGCGCGCGGATTGATCTGGTCGAGGTGGTGGGCCGCTATGTGACGCTGCAGCGTACAGGCGCTGAGTACACGGGGTTATGTCCGTTCCATCACGAGCACACCCCCTCGTTCACGGTGATTCCGCATAAAGGGTTTGTGCATTGCTTTGGGTGTGGCGCGCATCATGATGCGATTGGCTTTGTGATGCGTTACCTCAACGTGGATTTCCGTGAGGCGGTGCGTCAGTTTGATAGCGGTGCCTTGCCGCAGGCCGAGCAACAGACGCAGCGGCAGCGGCCAGAGTATGTGCCTGACATGGTCTGGGTGCCGCTGCTGCCAGTACCGGAAGATGCGCTGGTCTGGCCAATCCCGCATCCTAGAGACCCCTCATGGCTTTCTGAAACAGACCCTCTACCTCGTGCGTGGCCGCGCCGAAATCAAATCAGACCGCGCCGTCTACCGCCCCTCAAAAACCACCGTTGACGAACGCGGCAAAACACTCGCCCGAGACGTCGGCGTCTGGGGCGTTGGCACCAGCGTCCTCAAACACATGATCTACGGCTGGCTAGGCGCCGCCCTGGCTGCCAAAGACAACGCCGCCCAAACAGGCACCGCCGAAGACATCAGCGCCCGCATGCTGCGCTTTCCTGGCGGACGTGGCGACGACAACCATGACCCCTTGCACCCTGATCCTGGCGCACTGCCAGAACACTACTTCGCCGGCCTCACCGCCGAATACTTCGACAAAGACGCCGGACGCTGGATTAAACCTCGCGGCGTGCGTAACGAACCCCTGGACACCGCCGTCTACGCCCTCTGGGCCACCCTGGCCCCCGCACTCAAAGTCGACGTCATGCGCGAATCACAATGGGAAGCCCTCCAAGCCCTCTACCAACCGACCAACGGCAGCCTCTTTGACCCACCAGCTGCCCCGCCCACTGACACCGCCCGCGGCACCCTGCGCTCAGTGACCGCCACCCCCGCCCCGCCCAGCGCCCCCCATGAAATGCCACCGCTTCCTAACAGCGGCTTTGGCTCCGACCGTTGGAACAAGCGTCTATGAACCGCACGACGCACCGCACCAAAGCCCCCATCACCTGGCTTGCCGAAGAGCTTCCAAACCAACACCAGAGAGACACATGAGCCTTGCTACCGACCAAGTTGCACTCCTAAAAGACGCCTACCGCAAAGTCCTGCTGGGCCAATCCGTCCGGTATGGCGAACGCCAAGTGACCCGCGCCGATGCCAAATGGATTAGCGATGAACTGGACAAATGGCTGCGTCGCGCCGCCGCAGAAGCGGCCCCCTCCACGGGTGGCACCGTTCGCATTGCCATTGCCGACTTCCGCAGAGACAGCGGCGGAGACGCACCATGACCACCGCCCCCCCGCGCCTGCAACGCCTCGTTGCCGCCTTCGACCGCAGCCTCCTCCAGCTTGCCCCAGCCTGGGCTGCCTCCCGTGCCCAGAGCCGCGTCAAAGCCGTTGCCTACCGACAGGCCTATGAAGCGGCCGAAAAAACCCACCTGCGCCAAGCCTCCCGCGACTTTGGCAGCGGCAACACCATCGTGACCATGACCGGAGCGGCCCTGCGCAACCAAGCACGCCACCTGGACCGCAACCACGACATCATCAGCGGCGGCCTATCCACCTTAGTCCAGAACATCATTGGCCCCAGCGGCATCAACATCGTTCCGACCCCCCGCGACGTCGACGGCAACCTGGTTGAATCACTGGTGGATGCCATCCTCCCCCTCTACCAAGCCTGGTCCAAACGTCCCGAAGTCACCTGGATGCACGACTGGCCCAGCGTCCAGCGCCGAACTGGACCGCTGGAAACACGCCGCAGGCCACGAAGTGCGTGGCCTGGTGTTGCGCCGTGCCGATGAACGTGCCCTGTGCGAAGGAAGGGCCTCGTGATGACCTTTCCCCCCTTCTTGCTCATCGTTGCATTACTGCTGTGGATTAGCCGCCGCAGCAGTCACTCACAACAGGATTGCCACCGATGAAAACATCAGACATATCCGCATTATTCGCGTACTTACTGATTGCAGTGTCATTGCCCCTCGCATCGTGTACGAGCTTAGCGCCGCCCGGGATACTGCCAACAACACCCTCAGAAGCGGTCTGCGACCGACTCCCCCCCCTGCCAGTACCGCCGATTCCAAATGAACAACCAGAGATCTTCGCCATCTTCCGCAGAGTGATCGGTTTGTACATCAACGAAATCAACAAATACAACGCCCAGGCCGCTTGCCGTGCCCAAGTGCACGCGACCCATCAGGAGGTGCCATGACTGAGAGATCACGGTGCTCCCAACGTGCCCGCGCACCTGGGACGCCTGTGCAGCGCGTGGCAACACCATTCACTTTGGTGGTGCGGTCTATCGTCCGCTTCACACGCCCGAGGGAGTATCAATGTCATGGGGCTGATTGCACGCCTGCGCCGCTGGTATCACCTCTGGGTGTGGCGGCTGCGCTACTGGTGGTATGACACACCATCGGGCGTCTGCGCCCAGCACTGGGCGCTGGGCCTGGGCGTGCTGGTGCTCATTGTGCAGCTGGTGCGCGTGTGTGTTGCCACGGCGCTGCCTGCACCGCACGGCGCACCCGCACAGGCCGTCTACTGGTGGGTGTGGCAACTGGCGATTGCGGTTGTGGCGGCCTACGTGTCGGCGGCGTTGCGTCCCAAACCGGAGCCGGTCAAACCACAGCAGGCGCAGGTGCCCACCGTTCAAGACGGTCAAGCGGTGAAACATCACTTTGGCACCGTCTGGGTCGGTGATGAATTCATTCTGGCCTGGAAGATGCAGGGGACGATTCCAATCAAAACAAAGGGCGGTAAGAAATGACCGGACTTACCGTCACCACCAAGCATTTGTTCACCATCCCTCATTTCAGCCGCCGTGCTGGTTTTTGCCGCGGTGGGGCGCGCCAGTTCTTCATGGATCATGGCTTGGATTGGAGTGACTTTGTACGCAACGGCATTGCTGCCGAGGCGTTGTCTGCGACCAAGGATGCGCTGGCGAACGCACTGGTGGCGTGGGCGCAGCAGTGCGAGCAGGGGCGCGACGATGGGCGGTAAGTCGAAAAAGGCCACCATCGGCTACTGGTATTTGCCCATGTTCCATCACGGGCTTGGTGTTGGCCCGTTGGATGCTTTCCTAGAATTTCGTGGTGGGGATCGTACTGCCTGGTCGGGGGAACTCACGGATACCGGCACGCTCCACGTGGATGCGCCCCACCTGTTCGGTGGCGAGAAAGATCAAGGCGGGATCGTCGGTGACATGGATGTGCTGTTCGGCAAGGCCGACCAGATGCCTCACAGTTATCTGCTTGCCACGCTCGGCCCCCAGGTGCCCGCGTGGCGCGGCATCGCCACTGTGGTGTGGAAGGGCGGCAAGTACGGGGCGATGAATCCGTATCCACAGCCGGCCAGCTACAAGATTCGCAGAATCCTTAAAGGCTGGGATCATGATGCCTGCTGGTATCCAGAAAAAGCTGCGATCGGGATGCAGATGGCCCCCAGTGTGGCGGTGTATTTTGCCATCGACTTGTCCGGCTCCATGCACTATGTCGGCGGCAATGGCCGGTCGCGGCTGGACAACATGAAAACCGCGCTCAACGCGGCGCTTGATCAGCTGGGGCAGTCCATCGCCAGCGGCACCGCAGTGGACATCATGCTGGCTGGGTTCGGTGACGCCCCGGATCATCGCCAGACACTCCTACGGCGCAACTGCACTGCACAGGGCATTGCTGAGCTGAAATCATGGGTGGCCGCACGCCAGGCGCTTTATGGCACGTACTTTCCCGCCGGTACGATGGACATGCCCAGCTTTTACGCCGCGGCGCCATCTAATGCGGTCCGCGTGGCATTTTTCATGACCGATGGCGAGCCGGACCCGCCTTCAGCCACCCTCGCCCAGGCCGCGCGTGCGGATGTGGATCAGGTGGCACACCTGCGGTGCTACGGCATCAATATCGATCTGGCCAACACGACGTATACCGATATGGTCCACAACGTCCCTGGGACGACGTCGGCGGTGGTGCTGGGCGGTGATGCGACTACTATGGTGGGCCTGATCCGCTCAGCCATCTTCACGGGCGTGTTGGCGATGAATGTCGCGCACGTTCTCTACTATGCCAATACTAACGCTGAGATGGGCCGTGAGCCGTTGGATGGGATCGACGCTGCTAGCTTCCGCGCAGGTGCCGATTGGTACCACAGCCAGGGATTTGGCATCTGTACCTGCTTTGATCCGGCTGCCGAATCAGCCGATGCCTTTAGCACCCGCATTCAACGGCTCGGCGGCTGTAGCGTGTCGCGCGATCGCACGGACGGTAAGCTGCACCTGGACATTGCTAACGGCATCTATACGCTGGAGGCGCTGCCGATCCTCACCGACGATGCCATCCTGGAATGGAGGGAACATCCCTCGGTGTTCGACAATGCGGTCAATAGCGTGTCGGTCACGTATTTTGACCCCGACCAGAAAACCGATATCACGACGCCGCCGGTGCAGGATCTGGCGCTGATACAGGCCTATGGTGTCATTCACCAGACGATTGACTATCCGGAAATTCCAACCGCACCACTGGCGCTGCGCATCGCAGCACGGGAATTGCGTGCCAGCGTCACCCCACTGCGCACCTTCGAGCTGAAAACCACACGCGCTGCCTATGCACTGCGGCCTAATCAGTATGTGCGCTTGCAGTGTCCCAAACGTGGGAT